CAGGCGGTGGCGCGGGCGCTGCCGGCGCGGCGGGAGGAGCGAGCCCGCCCTGCTTGCGCAACTTCTCCTCCTTGACGCGCTGCTCGTGCTTCACCTCCCAATCGCCGCCGTCGTGCAACATGGTCTCTTCGGCCAGCGTCGAGATCGTGAGCGCCACCCGCTCGCGCGCGGCGGTGACCTCCTTGAGCGGATCGATGGAGCCCGGACCGTCACCTACCCACTGGCAGCCAAGCCAGGCATGGCGGACGAGCGGATCGAAGAAGAAGCCGGGGGCGACGATGCGGCCCAGCGCAATTGCCTCCTCGATCCAGACCTCGTAGATGGGCTGGCAGAGATAGGTAGCGAGCCAACTGCGCCGACACCGGAAGTGTGCCCATGCCTCGAGCAGCGCGGCACGGGCGGCTGAGTACGACGACTGGAAATGCTTGATGAGGACCTCGTAGGGCAGCTCCAGCGCCATGCCGACTTGCCGCAGGATCGAGACCATGAACGGATCGAACGCGGCGTTCGGCCTGCCCGGGTTCGCGGAAACGATGTCCTCGCCCGGGCGCAGATCCGCCACCAGCCCGGCGGACAGCTTGCCGTCCCAGCCCGCCTGCGGCGTGTCGCCGCCGCTCGCCGGAGTGATGCCGAGAGTGGCGGATTCGAGCGGCGAGAGGCCGTCGCCTTCGCTCTTGACGAACACCGCGAAGAGCCCTGCCACCACGGCCGCGGCGATCTCGGCCTCGGTGTAGCGGTCGAGCTGCTTGAGGGTCTCGATGACCGGCGCGAGGTACGGCACCCCGCGCGACTGACCAGGTCGCGACCGCTGGTACAGGTGGATGGCGTTGCGACGGCCGGTCTGGGCGCCAAAGGCTGGCACCCTATCTAACTCGCCACCCGCCAGCCGGCCTATGCCACCGGGGTGCTGCTTGAGGACGTGGTACGCGATCGGCGCACCGTCCTTGTCCATCTCGACGCCGCTCGCGAGCTCGGGCGTATCGCGCTTGTTCGCCGGGTTGGCCATCCGATCGGCCTCGATGAGCTGGAGCTTCAGGCCGTAGGGCCCGCTCGAGCGCAAGAGATAGGGCATGAGGACCAAGACGTCGCCCGACGCCAGCGCCGAGCGGAACGCGAGGTCCTGCAGGCCATAGAAATTCTGTTGCCGCGTGAGATCGCAGTCCGGAGATTCGGCCCAGAGCGTCCACTCCATCTCGGTCCGCCGCTGCCACTCCGACGCCTCCTCTTCGGATATCCCGAGGACCTTCCGGTTTACCCTCGATTGCAGCGCGAGCCCGGTGCCGACCACCTTGGTCCTGACCGTGGAAAGCGCGCCGGTCGCGATGGGCGCATTCCGCTCCAGGTCCCGCGAGCGGGTGCGGAGCTCCGGCAGCTCCAGGAGCGTATCGCCGTCGGCCGACTTCGGGCGCGTGAGCCAGCCGGTCATGGAGCGCCGCGTCTTCGACGCCCCGATGTAGCTCTCGGCCGTGAGCTGCATGGCGCGGGCGCGGTAGCGCTCCAGACCCTTTACGGGGTCGAAGTACGAGATCGCACGGTCCACCAGGTTGGGGCGGAGCGAACGAAGCGCCGCCGGCAGGCCGGTTTCGCGGGGGACTTCGCGCATCGCTATGCGATCGCCACCATCTCTCTCTGTCCTCTGTCAAGTTTGCGTGTCGGGGCGGTCACGGGACCGGCTGCGGCTCCTCCGGCCCCACCGTGCTAGTGCCCTCGGTGGTGATCGCCTTTCGCCTGAACTGCGCCTGCGCCAGTTCGATCGTCCTGCGGTTTTGATCGAGTTCATCGAATGACGCCGGATCGATCTCCCGTTCGGGTAGGGCCGGAAAGCCGTCAGCGAGGAGCGCCGCCACCGCATCGGACATCGCGCTCGCGTGGGTATCCACGGCTTGCATCAGGGCGAGCCGACGCTGGAAATCGGTCAGCAACCCCTGTACTTCGCCGCGGGCCTCGGGCGGGAGGTCCTGTTGCTCCAGATCGTGCGCGAGCCCCTCCATGATCCCGTCGAACGGCGGCCGGGCTGCTTGGAGCTCGGCCCGCAGCTCCTCCTGTCCTTTCGTGTCCACTTACGGGATGGGCTCCTCTTCCCCGACATCGGAGACGCCGCCCTCTGCATCAAGCGGAGAGAGCATGTGGAAAGTGTCGGTGAGGACGATGGGGTGTCGGCCGAGACCGACATCGCCATCCGCAAAGCTGCTAATGGTGAGATCCCCGATCGCGCCGTTGTGCCCGACGACGCCATGCATCTGGTCCCCGTCGATGTTGAGCGAAGCAAGGGACGCCGGATCGACCCCTTCTGGCGCGGATAGGTCCCATGTGGGAGGATCCTGAACCTTGCCGGCACTGCCGTCCTTCTTCGTGTAGTTGAGCCTGCGGTGTCTCTGGTTGCCGGGTTTGATGTCGTATTCAGCCATGATGGATCTCCTCGATTGAGTTGATGTGAAGGGTTGCGGTGACTTCGTTCGTCAGAGGGTCATTCACCCAGAGCGGCTCATCGAGGCCGCCCTCGGCGCACACCCGGCGGCCTAGGATCTGGAGATAGCGGATCTGCCCCCTTACCAAAGCATCGGCTCGGCTTCCACAGCCTTCGCTTGGTTTGGCCATCTCCGCGGCAAACCTCGCGGCCAGGCGCGCAAGTCTGCCGGCGGCATCGGGCGCGTTCATACCGGCGTGATCCCGCGCGCCCGGATCCCGCCACCTGAGCCGTCTGCCAGCCGCTTCACCTGGGAATCCCAGAATTTGATTTGCTCACGGATCTCCTTGGCGTCCGCCCGCGAAAGGGAACGTGTGCCAATAGTATAGGCTTGACCTTGCGATACTGCTGTGGATGCGGCGAGCCAGGCGGTCAACTGGGCCTCGGCTTGGGCGAGGGTGATGCCAGCCATAAGCCCTAACTCAATCGCTCCCTGATAGTGCGGAGCTCGTTTCTCAACGCCGAAGCTTCGCGGAAGCGCTGCACAGCCCGAGCAAAGGAGTGCACTGCGCCAACGAGCGCAACAATGACCACTGCCAAGAGCACATCCCTCCCACTCATGGGCACGGCTCCCGCCATGTTCAGATCCCCCGGCTCCTCATCCTGCGACCAACCGGCTGCGCCATAGCGGCCGGCGGCACCATCGGAGGATTCACGTCCGCCGAACCAGAGCGGAGGGCCAGACTTTGTTCGAGCCGGCCCCAGTCCAAACTCTTACCCATTCCGAGACGGATCGCAGCGGCATAGGCGTAGACCTCGCAGTCAAGAGCTTCATTTCGCCTGCCACCCGCGTGCCATTCTGTATAGGGTACGCCGTGCGTATAGCGCGTTACCAGCGTCTCTGCCGTGAGCTGCTGATAGTAATCCTCGGGAAGCCCGATCGGGAAGTGCATGCAGCCCGGGCCCGGCTCGGTGGTTTTCAGCCGGTGGTAGATCTGGCGCTTGGCGCCGTCCACGCCGATCGGCCAGAGCACCACGCCATTCTTGATGCGCGTCCCCTTGTAGTTCACCTCCACCTTGGACGCTGGCGTGATGATCGGACGGCCCAACTGTCCCATGCCCTTGACCGCCATCACGCGCTCCGCGCGCCTACGACAGTAATTGTAGACGTGGTGGGTGTGGTGGCCGGAGTCGATGGCGGCACTGGTGACGTGAAGAAGCACACCGTTTTCGTGCTCATAGCCGCGGCTCAGGAGATCGTCGAGCTGCGTCCACACGCCACCTTCGACGGAAGGATCGCCGTACAACTCGCCCCAGTAGACACGCCAAGATTCCTCGCCGCGGCCCCAGGCGACGATCACGACCGCCAGCCGATCGTCCTGGACGTCGATCCCGGAGGTGAGGAACAGTCCACCCGTCGGGACGCTGAGCACCTGGTAAGGTTCAGCCCGCGCCATCAGGGTTGCCCACTCGGGCCGCTCGCCCTGATCCTCTTCCCATGTCTCGCCGAGCGAGGTGTTGACCCACGTCTGAAGGGTCTCCCGGCCGCCGCGCTTGGCTTCGAGAAAATCGCTCGTGATCTCGCCAAACGTCGACCATGGGCTGTAGAGCTCGTTCAAGTGAAACCCCGCTGCGCCCGGGGGGCCTTCGGCGGTCGGGCGCCATTCTCCCGAGCGAAGCATCACAAGCTTTTCCTGATCGCCGATCTCCCCGCCGCAGTGTGGGCATTGGTAAACCGCCTCCGCGGGTTTCCCTTTCGGCCAGGTCACATGACGCCACTCCAGGACTTGATACTCACGGCATCGCGGGCATGGGACGAAGTAGCGGCGCTGATCCGTGGCCTGGTATGCCGTCTCGATCCTGCACTCTCCACGGATAGTCGGGGTCGAGCACATCACTTTCTTGCGGTTCCAGAACGTGCGAGTGCGCTTGAAACCGAGCGCGATCGGATCGCCTTCCGTGCCGGCGCTCCGCGCGCACCTCGATGCCTCATCGACCAGCACCACCCGGATCGGCCGCGCCGCCAATCCAGCGGGGCTGTTGGATCCGACGATCGTGATCCTTCCGCCCGGGAAGTGTTTCGCGAGTAGCGTGTTTCCGCTATCGCGGGCCTTGGGATCGGCTATCTTGGTCCGAAGGCAAGGCGTATCCCGGATCATAGGCGCCAGCCGGTCCTTGGAAAACGTCTCGGCCAGCTCAAGGGTCGGGTTAATGACCAGGATCAGGGTCGGGTCCTGATCGATGTAATACCCGACGACCGCCTTCAAGATCGTGGTCTTCCCGACCTGCGACGAGCTCATGAATATCACGGTCTCGATCGCCGGATCCGAGCAGGCGTCCATGATGCCCGCCTGATACGGCGCCCTAGTGGACTGGTACTGTCCGTGCTCGCCGCTGTCCTCCGGGCTTAACCGCAAGTTTCGGTCGGCCCACTGACTTACCGTTAGCTCCGGCGGGGGGCTCGCGACCTGGGCGGCCTTGCGCACCGCGCGCCGGACCCCTGCCCGCCAGATCGAAGCGGGCGAGCTCCTGGAGCGCTTCGCGGATCTCGGAGGTGAGGGCGTCTTGGATTTTTCTCCTTTCATGGATCACCGCCAGCCGCGGCGCGAGCTTCGAGGGCAACGCCAGACACCGGGCCCGGAAGGCGGCGACGAGCTGTTCCCAGGCGGCCACGACCTCATCGAAAGGGAGGAGCGACTGGTGCAGCGCCGCGACCTCCAGTTCCTTGTGCTCGGCCCGCGCCGTGAGCAGCCGCATGCGCTCATCGTGCACCCCGCTCGTCTCGTTCCTCCGGCCCTCGGCCCGCTCCTGGAGGTACTTGACGTAGCCTTGTACCGATCCGATGAGGTCATATTTTCCATGTACCGGGCGCGGGATGATACCTTCCTGCCCTAGCTGCCGCACCCGGCGCTCGTGCAGGTTGAAGAGCTTCGCCAGCATGGCGGCGGTGGCGGTGGCGGTGGCGGCCACTCAGCCCCCCCACCGTTGCCCCCCCCAATTGAGGGGTCCTAAAGGCCTTGACAATATGCACGCTAACATGTATAGTTGCTTTATAAAGCTCAGGGAGTGACCCCGGGGCACGTAAAAGGAGACAAGGAAGCCAGAGCATGAACAATACGAACGCCCAAATGACAAAACGGAATTGGGGAAGGCTCTCAGGGGATGCGCGCCGCGACTTCGCCCTGGCCCGCTGGGCGCTGCCGGTACGAGGCCCCCACCATCTTGCCGACGCCGGCAAAATGGTTCCCGCCATGACTGGACGCAGCGATCCAAGGTGGAAGCCATGAACGACTTCTGGTTCGACGACTTCCGGTTGGTCACGGGCGCCGTAATCCTGTACTGGATGTTGGCGGTGGCGATAGGAGCGGTCCTGCTATGAGCACCGTCGAGATGCGACGCGATCTTCTGGAAATGCAGAAGCTCGTCCAGGACATCGAAACCGAACTGGCGCGGCGCCACAACTGGAAAGCCCAGGAGGAATTCTGGGCCCACGAGGCCAAGAGCCAGGTCCAGCACCTCGCCGCCAATGACCATCAGGTTATCCGATGACCAAGATGGTGGACGATGAAGGGGGTCATCTGCCGGAAAAGGATGATTGTGATTCGTGGGACATTCACATATGGTGCGAGAAGACGGGACCGGAGCTGAGTCTTTCGATACCGGATCGGTTTTTGGTGGTGCCGGACGAGCCGAGGGAGGTCCCGTACTGGGGAGAGGATGAGTCACTGGAATACGACGGGGAGGGGCTTCTGAGCGTGTCGCTCCGGGATGTCTTCGACGAGTATTTGGAGAACTTCGGATTTCAAGACGAAGGCGAATTTGTTACCGAGTTCGCCGCCTGGCTTCGTTCGTATGCCGATCGGCTTGAGGCCAAGAAACGAGACGAGCCCCTTCCGCATCCCACCGCTCGGGAAATGTGGAACATGATCCCGGAAAGGAAAACCCGAGCGTAGGGGCCAGTGAAGAATCGCGTCCGGATGATCGAGTCGCGCCTCGAGCGCATCGAGCGCCGCCTGGAGCTGACCGAATGAGCGCCCTTACGACGCTCCAGGCATCCGCCCTCCTCGGCCTCTCGCCGAGCCAGACGACGCGCCTGGCCGCGGCGGGCCGCATTCCCCGCGCCTCTAAGCCCGGCCGGGACTGGGTTTTCGAGCCCCCAATCGAAGTCCTGCCGCCCGCGCGGCCGCCGGGATGGCCACAGCGGCACCCGCCTGCTAAGAGCGGGTAGGGCAATGGGAGGCGGCTTAACACTAAAATTGAGGAGACAAACTATGAAAACGTACAGGATCGTGCTACCGAACGACTACGGCAGTGAGAAAGACACGAAAACGCTTAATGAGTGCTTCCCAGGGCTCGAAGGCCAGGATCTAGAAGTAGCGGCATTCGATGAGATCCACGCCCTTTGGCCTGGACTGAAGATGGTCAGTACCCTGGACTTTGGCGGAGTTTTCACGGCAGAACAGCCGCCCCCGGAACTACCATCATGGGCATGGGTGAGTGAGGTATACACCTACTGATGAGCTCGTGAGACTCGATTCGAGCGAAACCGGCCTGACCGGTCTAGGTTCACAGAGGACAGCACCATGACCCTACCCATGCCCGGCGATGATGCCGTTGGCGCCGTCCAGCAAAACCGGCACCGTCCAGCCGAACTCCCGGATGGAACCGGCGATCTGCGCTATGTGAGCGTCGCTGTGCGTCCGTGCGTTGCGCGCATAGGGGATCAGGGTCTTCTACGGGGCGCAAGGCCACCTGAAGCCCGGTGTCGGGCCGCTTCGTTTTCCTGGTCGCTTTGGAAACGGCAATGCTCATTTCATCGCTGGGACTAGCGCAATTCCGCGGTCGTTGGACCCGCAGCTAGTTAGGGCCGCGGAAGGACCCGCTGTCCCCTCCCTGCCGCTTGTAATGAGCAAGGGCATGCCTTCGATGGCAGGCTCTACAGTAACGCTTGCCTCTATTCGTATACGTGTTCTCAGGGGAGTAGGAGTGTCCGTGAGGGCAGCGGGTCCTCGCCGCCTCTAGCACGGCGAGAGCAGGCATGTTCCGTTGGCTCATAGCTTCGTCACCGCAAACCTTATCTCGTGTTCGAGTATCCCCGGGAACTTCTCGCGCACCTTGCGTTGCAACGCCTCAATGACCAACCTGGATCCGAACGCCTGCGGCACACCGACCGTGAACAGCTCGGTGATGGGTAAGCGCGGCCTCTGGTGTACGAATCTGCCTCCTGCATACCGACCCCGGGCAAACACCCCCACATGACCGGATTTAAGCTTCACGATGAAGGCGTGCGCGATAACCTTGGGCGACCCGCGCTTGATGTGAACGCGCACACCACTCGGTGTTTTCTGGGCCTGGAACGCCATGACCGGAAGCTTGCGCCCCGAGGGTTTCACGATAGCCGTGAGGCTGACTTTGGTCGCCCGGTCCACGCTGATCTGGCGCCCGGCCTCCCGGCTCTTTATGTTGTACCGAGTGCTGATCTCGCGCCCGGCCTGGGTCTTGGTCTGGGCCGCGGTCTTGTTGAGGGCGCGCGCCGTGGCCGTCGGGATGATGGTGCGTTGCAGCGACGAGAGAGACCGGATTGCGTGGGCAACGTCGGCACGGATGTCGATGGCGATCATGGGTCACGGATCCAAAGAATATACTCTGGGGCGTCTATCTCGCAGTCGTCGTCCCCGTCCGAAAATTCGTTAGACCAAAACCACCGACCGTCTCGGTCGCCCTCCGTGAAGTGCATCCGGGCCGGCACGTTTGGGTCGCCCGAATTGCTGCACGGGTCGAGGTCAATCTCCCCCAGGCACTCGACCACCGCCTCCAGGATGACCTTCGGCGTGTAATGCTCGGGCGTCTCGCTGGAGTAGTGGACGGCGTGCCCGTCCTTGCGGATAACCCCCAGGACCTCTCTTCGCGTGGGAATGTCGCCGCGCTTCTTCGCTTCGGCGATCACCGCTTTGATTGCTTCGGGGTGCCTGGCAAGCTCCTGCGCGTGGTGGGAGGCTTTGTGGTCGACGCCTGGCGGAAGTGAGCGGCTTCCACCACCGGAAGTCGCTTTCTTGTCCGGTATCCGCTCCAGCATCTCTCCCATCCTCGCCTCGGCATAGAGCGCGCTTTCGCCGACGATTTGTGCTTCAGCCAGGGTTTGCTCGTAGATTTCCTTGGCCCCCTGCCTGCTCGCCGATTTCAGCACCAGCTTGTCACTCGCCCCCCTTTGCCAACCATTCTGTCGGCGTTGGCAAGATAGTGCGCTGAGCCCCGGGACGGGAGTCGCCGTCGCCCCCCTCCTTCTCCTCCGCAGCCGCCCGCAGCCGCTCGACCCACAGCGCCCGAAGGTGATCACGACGGGTCGCGTAGAATCGCGCCCTGGGGTTCCCTGGGCGATTTGAGGGGGTCACGGCTTCTTCGCTGCCAAGCAGCCCTCCAGTGTCGCCAGGACGGCCTTCATGGCGCCGATCTCGATCACGGCTTTCTCCGGCTTCATCCTGGCATTCGCGACCCACCGCGGGTAGGCGCGCTCCCGCATCGCTATCTCGCGACGCACGGCCGCGGCCTGGGCCTCCAAGGTGTACTCGGTCACAGCACCGCCTCGAGTACGTTGAGCACCAGCCCGAACACCGCCGTGATCGCCGCAGCCACGAGCGCCCACCTGAAGATGTCCGCGAGGTCGGAGCGACGGCTCGTTGGTGGCTGGTCGAGTCCCTCCCGACAATAATCGAGCGCGCTCCTGTCCACTTCAAGCGCAACCCTGTCCACCTCTGCCAACCGCTCGCCCGGAGCACACGGCCGCGGGCCGGCACCGCACCAGCACACCCGATAGAGGGGATACCCCTCCCAACTCGGTAGACCCGGGCCCCAGGCGAGGTCCGGGTGCGCGGAGCAGACTTGGCCATAGCCAAGACACGGACAGTCGGGCGAATGGAGGTTCACGATGCCAGTGCGAGGGCCGACTGGGCAGTGCGCCGCTGCACCTCCCGGCAATCCCCTATTTCGCAGCGATTCATCGCCCGACATGAATATCCGGCAGAGGTCCGACGAAGAGTTTCAGGATCCATGAAATTAGGTCCACAGCGGTTATGCCTCGCCAACCTCATCGAACACCAACGACAATTGCTCCACCGTCCGTTTCGCCTCCTCAAACTTCTCCCCAGCTCGCGCCTTGACGAATCTCCGCACGACGTTCGCCAGCAACCCGGATTTCTCCGCCGCGGCCTTGATCGCATCGCTGCAACGTGCGGCGCTCTCCTCCTGCTGACGGTAGAGCGTCACGAGATCTTCGATACCGTCCTTGATCGGGCGCAGTGAGATCGCCGCTTCCTGGCCGGTGGTTTGATCCTTTCGGCCTCGCGGGGATGCGCGGCCATTGCCGCGCTTGTGATCGGTTACTTCAGTTTGCTGTTGCATTTTCGTTTCTCCGCATTTCGTTAGAAAGGGCTTCAAGCCGTTCCGCATACGCGCGCAGCCAAGCAACAAACGCCGGAAGGCCATCACCGCTGTCCATTGAGATAATCGAGCCGCCGATCCCCTTCTCCTCTTGCAAATACAGCTCAAGAATTTCCTGCAGCGGCGCGAACAGCACGCCACAGCCGTCGTATTCCTCTTCGTGCTCGGTTACAAACCACTCCGGTACGGTAACTGTCAGTTCTGGGCCTTTGCCATCGTTCATATCGCACAGATACGCGTCGAACACCTCTCTCGACCCATTCTTGGGCAAAGACGCGCCTTCGCTGTCAACGAGGCGTGTCATACTTCGCCGCTTCCCGCCAGTGACGGATTAGTCGTTGCACTTCGTCGACGTCATCCGTCCAATCCGCAAAACCTCCGTTCGCCCGTACAAGCTCCATCCTTTGAAATTGCGCCTCGCTGGGTTTTTTGCCGGGCTGTTTCACCTCAAGCTCCGAGTGATTGGGAATGCCGACGAGCTGGAGCGCGATATCGAGCACCCCTTCCGGGGCGGCCGTGATGTAAGCGATCTGAGAGAGCTTGAAATAGCCAGCATTCGCAGCGGCTTCGAGTTGCTTGCGCGCTGAGAGTCCCGAGCTCGGATCACGACGGACGATACAGAACGCGCCTGCCGGGACCTTGTGCGCCCAAGCGACCTCGTGAGGCATGCGCTGCAAGAGCTCGATGACACCGCTCTGTACCTGCTGTTCGAGCGGTTTCAGCCGCCGCAGCCCGCGGTAAATGCGCCGCGGCGGCTCGCCAGAAAGTGTCAATCGGGGGCGGGCGGACACCGGCTCTATGCCCGCTCGGGGCTCATGAGACGCTCGAGCGCTTCGAGCTGCCGTTCCTTCTCGGCCTCGCCGAGCACATGCCTGACGCGGTGCTCCATGCTGGGCGCCATCTCCGCGAGCGCTTTGCGCCGCGCGTCCCAGTCCTCTGGCAGCGCTGCAACTATCTCGTCGAGCGGAACCTCGCTGCTTGGCCTAGGGCCCTGCAAGCACATCATTCTGCGTGCCTGGGCTATCCAGGCGACCGCGTCTCCCGATGGCTGTTGCCGGCTTTGGTCCTCAATGGCGGCTTGCTCCGCGAGGTGTGGGAGTTGGAGGCGATCGGCAGCCGCAGCAAGCGCCGTCGCACGTTTCTCCGGGTCGTGGCCTAGCGATGGGAACCATTTCGGGGACAGACCATTGGCCCGGGCTGCCGCGACCCGGCGGTCATACGCCGACCGGAACGCCATCCGCGCACCGACCTCGTCGCCGTCCCGCATGATAATCTGCGCGCAGGCCCAAGCTTCCGCGATCGGTTGCGTCCAGACCACCGTCTCGCTCTCGTCCGTAGCTTGAATCGCGATCGCCCAGGCCTCGTCGGCGGGGAGGTGCCCATCAGGCAAACGACTCATGATCGCCTCGGCCGTCAACCGTCCGCGGTGACTCATGCGACAGGCCGATAGTGCGCTGAACACGGCGCCTTCCGATTCGCCGGCAAGATCCTCGGCCAGGACCTCGATCGCCGCTTGGCTCAAAGGCGATCCGCACAGCTCCGCCGTCGCCGCCAACTGAACGAGTAATTTATGATTCATTCCGCGCCCCATTCAGGGTGTTTTTTCATTACTGCCGCGACGGCATCGAAGCTGGTTTGAAGGCTATCCACCTCACGAGCGCGCCTGCTGGTCATGTGCTCGCCGCGCGCCCATTCCGTGTGCATTCCTTCCGCATCGCGCACCAGCAGCTCGACGCAATGCTTTGAGGACACGTAGACCGCGGCGTTATGCCCGACGTACCAAGCGACGACGCCGCCGAGATCAGCCGCCGGAAGTCGGGAGACCAAAGTCTTCATGCAGCCGTTGGTCTTGCCATTGCGAACCGGCTCGACGCCGTACCGAGCACGATAGGCGGCCGAGTAGAACTCCCACGCTGCTCCTGCCGATTTTCCGGCCGGAATCTTCAATGCGGGCATCGGCGCGGCGCGCTTTTTTGCGCTGCGCGATGCCCTCGAAGATGTAGCTTTGCTTTTTACATCTTCGAGGTGATCGGGTGGAAGGGTGGAAGGAGGGGGGTTGTATAGGGGGTCTGGGGGGAAAGAAGGGGGGATATCATCAATCCGGTGCTTGTCCGGTGCTTGTCCGGTGCTAGAACCGTGCTTGTCCGGTGCTGGTATGGTGCTCGGTGGTTCCTTGACGTGCGGGTTCTGGTGCCTATCAAACGCAAGTATCTGAATGTACGAGGCTTCGCAATTCCGGTACCGAATGATAAACCCAGATGCTTGAAGGCCATTCAGAGCTGCATCGACGTCGTGATCGTCGTAAGGTAGGGACTCAGCCTTGATCTTCTTCGGCCGATCTTCGAGCCTGCCGGCGCGATCTGCGTTGCACCAGAGGCCCGCGAAGAGGATGCGTGTGAGTGGATGAAGCTCGGCCAGCTGCTCGTTCACGAAGAACCCTGGTTTAATCGATCGGGTGCGCGCCATTCGCAGATTTTACCCCCACAGAAAACGGCTGACGGGTGCCGCGGGCCCGCCCCCCCGCTCCCGTCGCGGCGCCAGAATGCCGGTAGCGAACCGGCAAACGCGGAAGGGTCTGGATCTCGATGGCTATCATGCGGCCTCGGTTTCGGCCCCCTCGACCTCGGCCTCGGGGTCGGGCACCAGCTTGAGAGAGATTAAAGCTGAACCTGCGGTTTTGATGTCCTTTTGCTCCATCTCCTGTTTCACCTTTTTAAGCCTCTCCGTTTCCTCGAAAGCACTGTGCGCGATCTTCAACGCGTTGTGTTGGATGTGCGTGATACGCGCATCCAGGTGGTCAATCTCGGCATCCTTGAGGGTGACGAAACGCTTTTCTCCCAATCGGATGATGCTATTCTCCCATCCAACCCAGTCAATCTGTCCGTCTTCGTCTGAGCGCGCCGGGCCTGAGCGCGAAGCGACGGCACTGACAAAAGCAGCGTCCAGCGCGCGTTCGTAGAGGAATTGCAGGTCCTTTTCGGTAGGCGTGAACGAGGACCGGACCTTGGTTAAGACTGCGTCCTCTGTCCATTCACCCTTGAAACCATCTATCGCTTCACGGACCTTCTTCGTGAGCGTCTGATTGTTCAAAATCGGAACGACGTTTTTTCCACGCTTGGCCATGATCAGTCCTCGCTGTTTCTGATAGACGCCAATATGCTTGGCCAGTTGCGTTCAAGCCGCTCGAATGCGGCAAGGACATCGAAGCGTTTATTTCCAGTTGTGCCGCTGAACTCATCCCAATGACCGGACATGTCAGGAAACGGCCGATTGCCGTAGGCAGAGGCGAAGCTCAACCCGGAGTTGAGCACGAGCCAAGTCCCGCGGCGGTTGGTGATCTCTTTTTCCCGGCGCGCCTGAAGGGCCGCAGCCGCTTCCTCCAAGCTCAGCGTCCCCTCGACCACCTGATCGGCCAGGTCTGGAGCCTGGGCGCGGAGCGACTGCATCACGCCTTCTTCTCCCTCGGCAGAGAGCTTGACGTTGTGGGCGTGCTTGTAGGCGGCGTCTAAGGACATTACGCCGGTGAGCACCAATGGAGCGTTGTCGGGGGTGTGTTGGAGAACGGTGCGGGCCATGTTCACGTATCGCGAAGAGACTTCAGAAATCTTTTCCGAAGTGCGTTTCCCTTGATGGGTGTCCGGGTAAATCATCGCCGTCGCCATGGCCCGCTGCCCTTTGGTCATGTGGCGGCGGTTGATGTTGCTCGAAAGGACGTAAGCCGTCGCATCCTGCCCGTCCAGAAGCGTATAGGTTGGCTCTACCCCGGCCCGCCGACACGCCTCCCTTCGGTTCCGCCCATCGACCAGAACGAGCTTGCCGTCAATGGACTGCACCACGATCGAGTTCAGCAGCCCTTGGGTCTTGATGCTTTCGGCGAGCTCCTCCAGCTCATCCTCCGGCAGCATCGGAAACACGTCAGCCGCCGGGTGTACCGGCAGGGTGAAGATATCGGGCGTTTCGCGTTTCATGCCGCGTCGATAGCTTCCATTTCCAACCGCCTCGTCCTGCCCCAGACCATCCTCAACCCATTTGCTTCGGCCTGCTCGAAAAGTTCCTGCTCTTGCTCGTCAAGCTCAATGATGCGTTGATCCATCGCCCTCATCGGTTCGAGCCTGCTGAAGTCGCTCACCTCAACAGCACGGCGCATATCGTCCAGCAATTTCAGCAAGTCAGACTTGCTGCTCGGCCCGGCCTGCAATTCCTCGCGCTGCCGCATAACCATCTCCCGGTCCCGCCGTATCCTTTTCAACTCGGCAGCTACGCCATCGATGGTTTGCTTGACCGTCGCGTCAATCACTCCGGCCTACCCGGAATAAGAAAGCCCGAAGGCTCCGCCGCGGGAGCGGCGGAAACACACTTCGGGCAAGGATGGACCGGGGAGAATAAGGGGCCGGTCCAATGAGAACCTTTTTGCCGCCGGCGGCAAATTGGTGGCCGGCGGTCTCGGGGCCGGCACAGCGCACGCGCTACGCCAAGTAGCCCGAGGGCCGGCCATTGGATGTGGATCGGTTGGTGCGTGGTTCCCCAACGCCGCGCCGTTGGTCGAAACGAGGGCATGGTCCCCCTCCCGGCTGGCACGGATGCCGGCGCGGCCCTTGCGATGCGAGCGCGCCGATCACGGTATGCTATCCCCACCCATCGTCGTCCTCCCTCGGGACCGATGGCAGCGGGTCGGTCATGCCAGGCCGGCCCGCTACCTCCTATCTTTCTGTCAGAACCGCATTCCCCTTGCGGTCCTCCGTTGGTAACACCGTCACGCGCCGCGCGTCATGCGGCTTTGCGCGGCGTGCGGAACACATCAGGCCGCAACTTCTCGCATGTGACCTCGCCACCTGTCTCTTTTTCGATGTCGGGGCACCTCTCGGGCGGGACCCGCCGTATCCCATTGCAGTAACTCCTGACGGCCACCTCCGAACAATCGAGAGCGGCAGCCAACCGACGCCGTGCTTCGGCACCACCGTTCTTGTCGACCCACCGTACGAGTGCCTCTGGGATCACGTTCCTCTTCGGCTTCACGTCCACCATACGTCAATGCTACGAGGCGTAGCTAGAAAGTGCAAGGCCTGGATACGATTTGTGGACCTTGCCTGGTTACGATACTTTGTGTATCATATGTAGATTGGCAACGAGAGCTCAAAACATGCTGATAGATAGGAAGAAAATCAGGTCCTTGATGAAGCAGAAGGGTCTCACGCAGGAAAACCTAGTACCGATTCTTGGCGTGAAGACCCGTGCGGCCGTGGGCCACAAACTTACCGGTCTTCGCGGCATGAGCCTGTCGCAGTTCTATGCCCTGGCTCGATACTTGGGAGTCGAGCCGGAGGAGCTGCTGGACAAGGGCGCCACTGAGCGGATGGAGCCAGCTCCAGGCATCGAACCCCTTACCGCCCGGCTCCTGCGCATCGTTCAGTCATTATCCCCTCGGCGTCAGAGGCTCCTTCTAGCGATTGCTCATGAGTTTCAAGACGGCGGTTGGCAGGAGGCACCGGAAACGGAGAACGGATTGCTCCCGAACAACGTCATGCGCTCGTCTGCCTTGGGTTCGGATCAACGGCGTTGGTCGAGGCGGGAGGTCCGGGATCGACGACAGGACAACCGGGACCGCCGCCAAAGCATGTAAGGCCCAGATTCCCTTATCCTTTGCCACCCACGTGTCCCAAAGCTGGGCACGGCGGATACGATACGTATTGACTTCCGCGGCTACGCGCCGTAGCATAGCTATATGAGCCAACCCAACCCGATCGAGACCCCTGAGCCCGCGGTCACCACCGATATCGCCGAGTACCGCCCGATCGCCGCGGCCTTGCACGACCTTTACACCCGCCATGCCGGCGTCGTTCACGACGTCACGACGACCCAGGGGATGCAGGCCTGCCGCGCTGCGCGCGCCGAGATCCGGACCTGCCGAACTTCGCTCGAGGCCAAGCGCCAAGAGATCAAGGCGCCGGCCCTGGAGCGATGCAGGCTCATCGACGCCGACGCCAAGCGCATCACCGAGGCCTTGCGCAACATCGAAGACCCCCTCGATGCGCAGATGAAGGCCGAGGAAGAGGCCGCCGAGACGCGCCGGGAGGCGAAGCGTCGGGCCGACATGGAGAAGCAGGCGAAGCTCCGGCACATGGTCGAGAGCATCAATGCGTGGCCCCTATCGTGTCTTGGGTCGACCGCGGACGAGATCCGAGAGGCGATCACCGGATACGAACAGACGGGTGTTCCATCGACACCCGAGGTCCCTCCCCACTACGCCGCGGAGGCCGCCAGCGCGAAGATGCGGGCGCTGGACAAACTCCGGGAGATGCTGGCCACTAGAGTTGAATGGGAGGCCGAACAGGCTGCACAGTGCGAACGACAAGCCGTGGCGGAGAAACGCCTCCGGGAAGAGCGCGAGCGGGTAGAAGCCCTGCGACAGCAGGCCGTCCGCGAAGCCGCCGCGGAGCGAGAGCGATGGGCAAAAGAACAAGCGACAGAGCGCGCCGAGGCAGAGCGCAGGGCCGCAGAGGCACGCGCCGAGCTGGACAGGCAGCGGGTCGAACACGCAAGGATCGAGCGGGAAGTTGCCGAAGAGCGCGCGCGGATAGCGGCTGAGCATGCCTTGGCCCGGGAAAGGCTGGGCGTACCGTGGGAACCATCCGAAGCCCCAGAACCGCCCGAACCCTCTGTACTGCTCGACCCCTCGGAACCATTCGAACCCTCCGAACCGCAGGTCTCCCAGGTTCAGGCCGCGGGCTTTCTATTCCCCGCCGGCGCGACCGTCATGCGCGTCCGGTTCGAAAAGCGCGGTGGCCATTACCATTGCCGGGTATTCACGGCGAAACGGGTAGGCCTGACCTTCGCCAAGAATGGCGAGCTGGTGTTCGACGAGGCCGAGTGGCCGGATATCCCGCTGCTAATGCGTGGCGCGGATTTCGTTGAAGAAGCGCCGGAGTGGCCGTGATCGCGCCCAACGGCGAGCATTGGCGCTTCATCACCTTGAAGCGCTCGGGCGCGGGTATGTACGAAGGGATGGGGCTCAACCCTGAGGCGGGGGTGGACCCTCTCGTGATCCCGGAAGACCTTTACCAAGTGCATCGGATAGGACAGACCGTCGACGACCCCCGTGAGTGGTGTGATGGCCTGGTTATTATCGGCCTCAGCAGGGACCCGGAGGGCGTACCCGAATTACCGGGCGAAGGCGCCAGTAAGGAGGAATTCGACGCCGCTTTTAATATGCAGATCGATGCGATTATCGCCGAGGCTGCGAAGTTACTACGGGCCGCGCTGGAACAGTTAGAAAGGGAACCTGAACCATGAGCGCCCCCCGCCACGCCGACGCCAAGGGCATCACCGAGGCCTTGCGCAACATCGAAAGTCATGACACGAGAGGCGAGTTAAACGGGGTGCCCGGCGACACAGGGCGAGGTGTTTGTGGTAACCCTCTCGACTTAGCCGCCATTGGCACCCCTCCCCAGCCCCCCGGCGTCTATCCTGGCGTCCCGTTCGATGACTACTTGGCCTGGCCGAACGTCAGCAAACACCAGCTCGACAGCCTCGCTCGCAGCCCCGCGCACTATCGCGCCGCGCTGGAACAGCCGCGCAAGCGGACCGCGGCCATGGCTTTCGGTGCTGCGGTTCACGCCGCCATCCTGGAGCCCGATAGATTCTCTCAGTGCTACGCCAACGCGTACGACCTTGATAAGCGTACCAAGGCTGGAAAAGAGATGAGCGCCGCGGCGGCCGCGGCCGGCTGCACGCTCCTCAAACCCGACGAATGGGATGCAATCGAGGCGGTGCGGGACGCGATCCGCGCGCACCCTTACGCCTCCATCCTACTCGCCCCCGACGACGGCGAGGCCGAGGTCTCGATCGCCTGGGTCGATGAGGAAACCGGCGTCGCTTGCCGGGCGCGTCCGGACTTCTTGAACCACGCGCATAACGTGGTGGTGGACCTAAAGACCGCCCAGGACGCGAGCATGGGCGTATTCGCTCGGGCCTGCGCGAACTACACCTATCACCTGCAGGCGGCTTTCTACCTCGACGGAATGGCCGCCGTAAAGCAGCCCCACGACAAGTTCATCTTCGTCGGCGCCGAGCCCGAGCCGCCCTACGCCGTGGCCTGCTACGAGCTGGCCGCCGAGGATGTGCGCGTCGGCCGGGTCCGCTATCGGCAAGCGCTGCGCGTCTATCAAGAATGCTTGGCCAGCAACACTTGGCCGAGTTACCCGGCAGAGATCCGGACGCTAGAACTGCCGGCCTGGGCGAAGTTTGTGCCGATCAGTTGAGGGGGGTTCATTATGGGGGAATCGCAATGAAAAAGCGTCGCCGCCGCGACATCGCTCTACACCCACTAGAAATGCATCGCGTGTTGACCTCTGTGATCAACAAGGACGAGGAGTTGATGGCAACCTTAGAGGCTAGGCGCAAAGCCCACCCGCCGCCCGATATTCCAGACGGCTACCCGAAAGAGTTTCTCGATGCTCTGATTTGGCCTGGGATATGCGCGGTCCCGGTGTGGGAGGAAGGACGATGGAGATTTACGCCGTTTTATAACGGGGCCGGTTACAAGCACAAGGACAAGGATGAATTCATTCGCGTCGATAGTTACGAAGAGGCTATGGATGGCGTGCGCAGGCACCTGGCCTTCCTGAAGGCGTCGGATAGAACGCCGGATTGGAATAAATGGGGCCCGATCGTACGACGCGATCAAATTGCGCTCGAACCTTGGAAACTGGTTGCGCTCATGCTTAATATCGACCCCGACAAAGTCCTTCGCAATCTGGACGAGACATTCGATGAAGGTGATGAATTCCATTCAAGGTTAGGACAAGTCATGGAAGCGATAGAAAAAGGCGAACTGAAAGCGGAAATGAGGATAGAAGCATGAACGAACGAACAGCAGCGACAGCCCCCAACCTCACCCCCCCGGTCCCCGGCCAGGGCCTCGTCGCCGTTGAGCAGCAGCGCGCCGTCGCCGAGATCCAGGCCGCCATGGTCGTGGCCCGGGCCAATCCCCGTGACACCATTCGCGCGATGGACATGATCCTCCAGGACTGCATGCGCCCCAAGCTCGCCGAGGGCGCGCTCTACTCCTACAGCCGCGGCGGCACTGAGATCACCGGGCCCAGCATCCGCTTGGCCGAAGCGATCGGCCGGCGCTGGGGCAACCTCGAATGCGGGGTTAAGGAACTCTCCCGGCACGAAGGTTACTCCGAGTGCATCGCCTACGCTTGGGACCTGGAGACCAACTTTCGCGACGCCAAGACGTTCCACGTGAAGCACTGGCGCGACCGGAAGAGTGGGGGTGGCTACGTGCTCACCGACGAGCGCGACATTTACGAGACCGTGGCCAACCAGGGGGCCCGCCGCAAGCGCGCCTGCGTCATCGCGGTCGTGCCGGGCGATATCGTAGAGGCGGCCGTCCTCCAATGTGAGAAGACGCTGAATACCTCGGCCGACACCTCGCCCGACGCGATGAAGAAGATGGTCGAGGCCTTCGCCGCCTTCGGCGTCACCCGCGAACAAATCGAGAAGCGCATCCAGCGTCGGCTCGACACCATCCAGCCGGCCCAGGTCGTGAGCCTCAAGAAAATCTACGCCAGCCTGCGCGACGGCATGAGCGCACCGCGCGACTGGTTCGACATGCCGCAAGCCCCCGCGGAAAGCTCCGACCTCAACGAGCGGCTACGCGCGAAGGCCGAGGCCAGCACGCAAAAGGGTGCGGCGCCGGAATCGAAGGCTACGGAGCCCGGCGAGCAGCTCCCGGCGCAAAAGCCATGACCCAGGAGGAGATGCACCGAAGTCAAGAGCGTGAGGCGTGCGCGCAACTCGTGGAGCGCTGCGCCGATCAACTCGAAGCGGAATGGCTCAACCCAGGCAATAATCACCTACGCAGACTCGCGGCGTCCATTCGAAGAAGAGTAACGCGCAAGGCGCGCGAGTCCTCTCCCGACGAGATTGACGACGGAGCATAGGGCGCCATGACCGATCCGCTCGACGACTTCGTCCGCGCCTACGATGCGTGGGCGGCCAGCGCAGAGTTATGTGCCGGGCCGCTGTTCAATCGGATGCTGGAGGCTCGCGAAGCCATCGACGGTTCGTCCCCATCAGTTAGGAATTGGGGGGACGCGGAGAAGCAGTACGCACAATTCGACCGAGACGCAATGAGCGACCTAGAAAAACTGACTGATGCAATCAATCGGCTCGCCGACACATTATCGAGCAAACGCTCTGTGATGCCGGGGCCTGTGCCAGAGACACCGATTAGCACGCTTGAACTGACCGTCCGCGCTGAGAATTGCTTGCTTTGCGAGCGTATCTGTAGTGTGGAGGCGCTACTCGCATGGACCGAGTCAGATCTGAGAAGAATCCCGAACCTCGGCAAAAAGTCGCTGACTGAAATACTTGCCGTTTTGAGCACGCGCGGCCTTTCGCTGCGACAGATCTCATGATGAGGAGATCGAACTGATGCGCACCGCATCTGCCACCCGCCCGGACCACGAGGTTGCCGCGGAGCCAAGCCTCCAAGACCGCCTGGACCGGCTCGAGGAGTTGGTGGCCGAACTCGAGAGCGCCATCAAAAGATCTCCACTCAGGCTCATCCCTCTATCCGAGGTCGAACGTCGACTGACGCTGAAGAAGAGCGCGGTCTACGATCGCATCCAAAAGAAGGAGCTGCCAAGTCCAGTTAGAATCGGGGGCGATACCCCTCGGTTTGTCGAGTCTGAGATCGAGGCTTACATCGAGGCACGGATCCGCGAGCGCGACGAAGCCTCCTCAGAAACGAAACACGCCGGTACATAGGGACTCACACTGCCGACCCGCGGGACAAGGGCCGCGGCAAACAGATCCCATTATTTCTAATGGCGGCACGTGGTTACTGGCTACGCTCGCATTCCGGATGTTGGGGAACGAAGACGCAAATACCCCCCCCACCCAGTATATTTTGGGGGTAGATTCCCGAGTGACACGCGGAACAAGGCCGAAGACGCGCAGCCCGGTACCGTTGGGGGTAGATGCCGTGTGAAGCATGGATGAAAAAGTGTTTCGATTCGATACGTTACGGTTGAGTTCGAGTCCGAAACACGGACCAAGTGTGGGTCCCTTGACAACGCAAAGCTAAGCCATTGAAAACCGCATTGCAGTTCTGGTGGGGATAGATTTGGGGGTAGCCGGCTAAAGCAGGCATGGATAAACTTGTGCAAATACAATGATTTGCTGATACAATTCGAGTCCGGCCCAGGGCGCCAATAGGGCTTTTAGGATGGAAGGATATGGAGGTCGGCGGACTCGTAACACATTGAAAACCATGGCATCGGTGGCTTTTTACCAGCGTAGCCTTCCGCGCCTCTCCGGCCCTTTCCGTTGACAACCGGCCACAAATGTCATAATATTTCACGGTAACAGTCAGCCCCCAAATGTAGTTACCGTGAGGTGAATGATCATGTTGAACGACATGGAGATCCGCAATCTGTCGCCCCGCGACAAGCCCTATCGCCTCTTCGATGGTCCTAGAGGTGTCGCCCGTGGCCTCTACCTCGAGATCTCCCCTGCCGGCGGCAAGTGGTGGCGCTTCGCTTACCGCTTCGGGGGCAAGCCGAAGCTCCTATCGCTCGGCACCTACCCCGACGTAGGCTTGAAGGACGCCCGGGCCAAGCGCGACGAGGCCCGCAAGCAGGTGGCCGCCGGCGTCGATCCGAGCAAAGCCCGCAAGGCCGCGAAGGCCGCGCGTGGTGGCGAAGGTAGCTTCGAGGCCGTCGCGCGGGAGTGGCATACGATGCAGACCTCTGTGTGGCTGCCAAGCCACGCCGACAAGATCATCGGGCGCCTGGAGCGCAACGTCTTCCGCACGCTCGGCACCACGCCCATAGGCGAGATTACGGCAGCCGAAATCCTGCCTGTCCTGCGACGGATCGAGGCCCGCGGCAACGTGGAGCTGGCGCACCGAGTGCATCAGTACATCGGGGCCATCTTCCGCTATGCCATCCCAACCGGGCGGGCCCAGCGTGATCCGGCCGCCGATCTGCGCGGCGCGTTGAAGCCGGTCGACGAGAAGCACCTTGCGGCCATCACGAACCCCAGGGAGGTCGGCGCCCTCCTCCGCGCGATCGGCGGCTACCAGGGGAGCGTCCTGACCCAGTGCGCCCTGCGCCTGACAGCCCTCACGTTCGTGAGGTCCGGCGAGCTACGGCGGGCCGAATGGCCGGAGCTCGACCTCGATAGCGCCGAATGGCGCATCCCCAAAGAGCGGATGAAGATGAAAGCTCCGCACATCGTCCCGCTGTCGGTCCAGGCTGTCGGCATTCTGCTCGAGTTACACCCGCTCACCGGCACCGGCCGCTACGTCTTCCCCGGCCTGCGCACCCCCACCCGGCCGATGAGTGAGAACACGGTCAACGCAGGGCTCCGGCGGCTCGGGTACGCGAAGGATGAGATGACCGGCCACGGGTTCCGGTCGATGGCGTCGACGCTCCTGAACGAGCAAGGCTGGAACCGCGACGCCATCGAGCGCCAGCTTGCCCACGGCGAGCGAGACGCGGTGCGCGCCGCCTACAACTACGCCGAGCACCTGCCCGAGCGGCGGCGCATGATGCAGGCCTGGGCCGACTACCTGGACGGCCTGAAGAACGGTGCCGAGGTGGTGGCGCTGCACGGCAGAGCGTAAGTGACCCCATGGCCCTAGGTCCCGGCCGCTACGACGACGAGGGTGACTGCCCTGCGGGAGGAATCAAAAATGACCAAGATCCTGAACGCTGAGAACGCGCAGATCATCACGGCCACGGTGACAGTGCGGGCGCTGACCATCGAACGCCGGCAGGTTACGCTGTCGGTGTTCCGGCAGCTTTTGCAGGAGGAGATCGTAGACTTTGAAGTGATGCGCTTGAAGGGCGTCGGCTGGGGCCATGTTCGGTACCTCATCGAATCCCCTCCCGATAAGGCGATTCACCTCGTGTGGCAAAAAGGTCAGGAACTCCGGCGCTGCATCGTAGAGCGTTACTACCATAGACGGACCCAGTCGTACGAGAACCAATGGAATGAAGAGATCAGATTGATGGACTCGACGAAAAGAGACGACGACGGTGTACTGAAACAGGGATTTTTCCCCTCCGATAGCAGTCTCGGTTGGTCTTGGAAAAAGCGTCCGCTCGGTCGGTTCTATCTAAAGACGCCGGATCTAGAGTTGAGACCACCTGATACACCTGAACGGCCAGCGTTTGGGACGCCGCTGTATTGGGAATGGAAGAAGTCTCCAGAGTATCTGGCCTACGAAAACAGGTGCAACGATTACCAACTCATGTGTGCTGAACACATAAGATTCCGAGAAGAAGATAAAGAAGCCCAGCGAACGGCGTATCAAGAGGAGATCCGGGACTTGCTCCAACAAGAATACGACGATCACTGCGCCTGGTGTGACCAATATGAGGCGCTGGTGGCGCCGCTCTTCGACCTGCCCCAGCTATTCATTGCGGCGTAGCCTTGGAAGCATTGTTTGCCACGTTTAACCTTGTGAAAACCATCGCCGCCGGCGCCACCACCTGCCGCGATCGTGAAGCTGCTATGAGGAGGAAAGACCCCTTTTAAGGCCCCCGATCCCGCATGTACCAGGGCGACGATAAGGTCATATGCGACCTATGCGGCGAAACTTTGCAGGCGCCGCCGGGGCGAAAGGTCGCCGTCTTTGCCGGGGGAGCAGGGCTGGGACTGGTTTACCGGCTACCGGCCGGTCACGTTTCACGCCTGCCCGCAGTGTCGGACAACTCGGGCGGTCGAGTTCTGCGCCGGCCTCGCGGCCTACGAGGCCCTGAAGGAGGCCGGCGCCACCGAGGAGAAGGCCGCGGCTGCGGCCGAGGCCATACACGTGGTTCGCCAAGACGACTTGCGGCGCATCGAGGACCGATTGACGGGGATGGAGGACCGCTTGCGTGCCGTCGAGCGCGACCTCGCCGATGTCAAGGCCGACGTCCGGCTCATGAAGTGGATGCTCGGCTTCCTTCTCGCGCTGGCCGTCGCCAACCTCTGGCTACTCATCCGCGGCTGACCGGCGCCCTCCCGACACCGCCGCTTAGTGCCGCTACCCTCTCAGGCGCCTTTTCATCGCGCCGAGTGGAGGCGACCCCTTATGAGAAACGCCATTTTAGTCATGGCCGGGATGTGCGTCATTGCCTGGGGGTCCGCCTACTTCAGTACACCGCCCACAGGATGGTACGTCGGGCCTCTTGGCTTTACAGGCGCGGCAGCCGTGATCCTCACGTTCCTATGGTTCGACGGCCAGCCATGACCTTCACGTCACGCACGACCATGGCCTCGACCCACTTCCGAACAGCAGGGCTACTCGTCGGGCTCGGCCTCATCCTTGCGGTGGCCGCGCTTAGCCTCGCCGTGTCCTTGTACGTCCTGAGCCTGCTCCCGCTCGGCCCGTCCAAGCCCGATACGATCACCTCCTGGTACGCCCGCCACCTCACCCAGGGCGGCATTGCTTCGTGGTACGGGCCGCGCTTCCATGGCAGGAGGACGGCGAGCGGTGAGCGCTTCGACCAGGACAAGATGACCGCGGCGCACCGGACGCTCCGCTTCGGGACCATCGTGGTGGTGACCAAGCCGAAAAACGGGCGATCGGTCGAGGTAAGGATCAACGATCGCGGGCCCTTCATCCGCGGCCGGATCATCGATCTCTCGCGGGCCGCCGCGGCAGAACTCGGCATCAAGAAAGCGGGGCTGGCCCGGGTACGGATCCTACCGATCCACTGATTGCGAGGTTTTCCTGCATGTTATCCGATACCACCGTTGTCGCCGTCGTCGCCGTAATTCCAACCACCATCGCCGCGCTCGGTGCGCTGATCGTTTCCGTCAGAAATGGCCGACAGGTAGAAGCGGTCCACCAAATAGTTAACAACAACCTAACCGCGCTCAAAACAGAGCTGAACGTCGCGACCAGTCGAATACTCGAGATGCAAAGCGAGCTCTCGGTGGCCAACTCCCACATCCGCAAACTCATTACGCCGGTCATCGCCCCGGGACCCGCTGGCCCCGCCGGGCCGGCAGGCCCAGCCGGGCCTGCCGGAGGAACGGCGCTCATCGGTATTACGGGAGCGGCCGTGGCAATGGGGGCCGCATCGCCCTCACCGCCGGTCCTAGTAAGCAGCGATCGAGGTAACGAAAAGTGAGCACAGGTTTCATTGTCGCCGGCATGCTGATTGTCGCCATCATATTGGCGTTAGCGTGGTGGCAGAACCGGAAGCTCGATCAGATCCACAAGCTCGTCAATTCGCGCCTCTCCGAGGCGTTGCAGACGATAGAGGATCTGAAGGGGCTTCTGTTACAGAACAGGAACGCGGATGATCCACGGATCAAGCAGGCGATCGCCAAAAATAACTGAATCTAGGCAACGGAATGATCGCCTATCACACCCTTGCCGTGGGCGACGAGCTAGAGGTCTGGATCCCAGCGTTCGAGGAGTACGTAGAGATTCGGATCTCGCCGGATGGTGTGCCTGAGATCTTCTGTACCCCTAATGCCGCGGTCTTTCGTCGCAGCGCCACGGTCTTCGAGCGGCGGGCGAAGACCATAGGAAGGATACGTCCCCGCTGATCCCGCAACTCTACGCATGCCATGAGCCCCTCTACGCCGAGCACGAACTCGCCGTTGATAGCATGCTCGACGGACGGTATCAGGATACCTGGGCTGCGCGCCGTCGCGCCGTCGACGCCTCGCCCCTCGCGCAATGGCTCGCGGAGCGGACCGCCCTGCGGGCCGCGCGCACGGTCGATACGCCGGCATGGAGCACTTGGGCGGGCTAGGTTAGCCAGGGACAGCAACCGCGGCGCTGCGTCTCGGCTGGTGAAGGGGTAAGGTGGTATCCTCCCACAGAAGACATGACAAAAAGGTAGGCCCAGCTTCACACCCCATGTCCGACCCAGCGCCAGCGCCGACTATCCGCGAACGCGCCATGCTGGCGCCATCCAGCGAGGTAAGCTGGCTAGCGCTGACCAAGGACCAGGCGCAGATCCTCTACCAGTTGGTGCATGAGCGTCGGGCCGACATCACGCACCGGTGGTCCCCTGGGATCTGGAGCGGTTTATCTGAGGCGCTTTGTGACATCGACAGGGCCGGCGGTGCGTACATCCGCGATCTGCCCTCACTCTCGCCCTACTTCCTGCCCTCGTGCTCCAAAGAGTAGTGGTTCCCATCGGGGCGCTTGAATCTCCCGCCCCAGGCGCCCCCGATCGACTCCCACCACTCCCCCAGCGGGCGGTGATCCTCGCTGCCGACGAGCCATTGGCCGTTCAGGAATAGATTGATATCGATCGCGAGCCGCGCGCTGTGCAGGCTGTTCCGGATCCCGGTCCCCTTCTTCGCGTTGAGTATGGCCTGCTCTGGGGTCCGGTAGGCCTCGCCGAGCGTCGCCTCGTAGCCCATCTCCTGAGCCCGGAGGAGGAGGCGCGCCACCATACCGGCAAACTGGTTCTGCTTTTGCCGTAGCGTTTGAGGCTTGACGGTCTCACCCATGGCGCGCGGGGAGAGGCAATAAGGACACCAGAAATTCACGAATTCACGAAGTTAATTCACGAATTCACCCCGAGGCCAAGGGCGCGGAGAATAGTGATCTGACACCGCTAAAACAGCAAAACGAAACGCCGGCCGATCGGGCCGCGAGGACCGCAGCAAGGCATGAGGAATTGAAAGCAGCCGGAAACCGGCATCCGACCAAGACGGTGGCAGAGGAACAGGGCAAGTCAGAAAGCTGGATACGGCAACAGCTCGCAAAGGCACGGAGAGTCGCTAAGGCCAAGCCCGAGAGTCCAGCCCGACAGTAACTGTCGCTTTGCCCGCAACCCTCACTTGCGGGTCGCTTGTGGGTCGCGCGCCAACACCTTGCCCGTCTTAGAGTTTTCCTGCACCCAGGGCGACACCCAGGGCGTCATATTGACAGACAGTGGGCTTCCGGCCCTCTAATTTGCGTCCATGTTCACCCAGGGGGTATAAACATGGCCAGCGCGGGGGCCTCCCTTCAGCCCTTGATTTGTCCTGTGCATGTTTGGTAGGATGCCCACATGCTTTCCAGGACGTTCCCATGACTGAAATTTCGCTACAGCGGTCCCGGGTGGTTTGCGATCGGCTGGGGAAGGGGCGGGCCACGCTCCATAACGACATTCACGACGGCCTGATGCCGCCCCCAATTCAGCTCGGATCGAGATGGTCCGCTTGGCCCTCAGACGAGATTGACCAAATCATTCGGGCTCGGATCGCCGGCTGGGACAAGGCCCAGCTCCGCGAGCTCGTGAAGCAGCTTGTTGCCAGACGAAAGACCGCGGCGCCGTTGGTGGAGGCGGTCGAATGAGCGCCGAGATCCGTCGCGATATCCTCGATCTCGAAAAGCTCCGGGCCGAAATTGCCCGCGAGCGAGAGCAGGCCGAAACCTTGATGCGCCAGCGGCTCAACTGGGAGCAGCAAGAACGACACTGGGTTTGGCAAAACAGGATTTTGCTTGGCACGTTTATTCTGGGTGTGCTTGGGATCGTGTCGCGCGTAATTTGGCCATGAACAATTCACATGAGAAGGAACAGATCGCAACGAAGCTCGACCATGGAAGAACTCAACAGGATCTACAATAAAGCAACCGACCCCAAGACCACCGACAACTACGCCTCCTCTCTGAGACGTAGGGCCAGGATCCTTTTGCTCGGGGCTCAAGAGCCTCAAGATAACTGGCCACCCTGGGTGGAGGAGGGCGCCCAGTGGCAGGAGCCCGTGTCGCGCGACGAACCGGTCGAGTACCCACCGGAGCTGTCGGAAGATGTTATTGCTGCCCTAGAGGCCGCTCGAACCAACAACAACCCGGCCGTGGCCCGAGCACTCTGCCGGTCCCTGGATATTGATCCCCCGCCCTGGGCTCGCCGGTAAGCGCCCCACCCCTGCGGGGCTCCGGGCGTCAGTCATTCGCAAACATCCAACGTGCAAGGCACCATCACGGTTTTGATGCCCTCCACGTGCCAGCAACGACCACACAGTTGCTTATCTCCCCAAACGAATGGTTGTGGGTGCTCATGCCCGAATGGACAGTGCATATGGATAACCACGACATTGGCCGCCGAGGCATTCTGGATCATTGCCAAACACGCAGGCTCGAGGCTCACAGCGACAGTCCTATGGCATACATATTAGCATTCTCCAAGGCGCACCTCCTCGAAATCGGTGCTCACCGCGTCACTTCCCCCTGAGCGAGATCCCGACAAACCCGCTTCAACTCGGAGGCGGGGGTCATGAGTGGAAGGTCGTGCCCGCGCGCCTTCAGCGCCGAGCGCAAGAGCGGCCACTGCGCTAAGGTTCCACTGACGCAGCCCGCCGCAGCCATCTCAATTTGTACGCGCCGTGCGTTATCCAAGCGTTCCGCATCCTCATCCAGAGTATTCGCACTCACGGCCGATTCCTCGCCGCCCGCCCGATCGCCGTGGAGGCCTGGACCGCGATCTCGCCCGCCGACCGCCGGAAGCCCTGCACGTCCGGGGTCGTGATGTTCATGATCACCTTGACCTCGCCGCCTTGATTCGCCCGATGGCGCGGATCGCCCCGGGTTAGGACCTCCTCGCCGCGCTGCAGGATGGCCGGGACCTCGTTCGAACGGATGCCCAGCGTCCCGCCGTCATGGAGCCGCGGGGCGCCGGCGAAGGCCAGGGCAGGGACCCGCCCGGCCGGGGCCAGGAAGACCGGCGATCCCGCCCTGGTGGAACATGGCTTCCCAGGACTGTCTAGGAATCCCCCGCCGCCGGTACCCTTCTTCGTCGTCTTGAAGAGGCTACCGAAGCGATCGAGCCCCCCAGGATCACGTAACCGCCAGCGTGTAAGGCCCCCCCGGGAAGTTCCGCGCCGTGAACGTCATCACCCCCCCATCCGCCGCCAGAATGGCCCCGACCGAAAGGTTCAGCGTGGCCACGGTCCTCGCCTCATTGTTGCCCTTGGCATTGTAGGTCCCGCCCTGGACGTTGAGCGTGGTGATTGCGTTCCCGCTCGCCTTGCGGTGATTATCCGTCACCGTGCCAGCGGTCTGGGTAAGGGTCGTGACCGTGTAGTCGCCCTCGAGCTGGAGGGTGCCGCCATCGACATCGACCGACGTGATGGTGGCCGCCGCCTGTAGCACGTTCGCCCCCCCGAGCTGGTCCCATGACGCCAGCGTGACGCCCGGCCCGGTCGACACCCGGCTCCCACTGCTCGTGTCGCTGCAGGAGAGCCGCCCCATGGTGCTGGTCTCGCTCGCGTTCTCGCACGCGACACCCACCCCGCCCGGCGCCGATCGCACGTAGAGATCGTGAGAGGCGTGGGAAAAGAGCAGCCTGATCGCCGGCAGGTTCGTGTCCGATCCGGCCGAGGCGCTGCCGTGGATGATCGTGATCCCGGCACCGGCCTTGTCATTGTTGAGCTTGATGCGCTGCGACCCGCTGGCCGCGCTCGGCCCATAGGATTGGCCGATGTCCGCGCGGTCCCACCCGATCTTGAGGTACGACTGGCGGTACTCGGTCTTGGCGGTGTTGGCCGTCTCGCCATCCGCGGACGTGGCGAACTGCTCGGTGTTCATCCCTATCTTGCCGGTGTAGGACTGCAATATCTTGAGGCTCGTGAGATCGACCGCGCTCTGGTCGAGTCCCCACATGATGTTCCGGTCGTTCCCTTCGATGATGATATCGTCGGTGCTCACCGGCGCCACGCCGCCCGACCAATTCGCCGCGGTGCTCCAGTCGCTCGGGCCCGCGTTCGCGGTGGTGGTCGAGAACGCTCCGAAGGTGCCGGCTCCACCGGCCACGCTTGACGTGGCGACGAAAGGGACGCCCGCGGTATCTGCCGTGCCCGTGATGTCCGCGCTCGAGCCGGACCACGTGATCGCGGAAAAGTAGGGGTGCGTCGATGCGTTCAGCGCGGCGCGCAGCGCCGTCGCGGTCGTCGCCGCGGTGCCGCCCGTCCCCAGTACCGAAACCGCGACGCCCCCGATCGTTACCGTGTAGGTAGTCCCCACGTCGTAGCCAGTGATCACCGCCGTGGATACTTGCGCCACCGCGGGCGCGGTTCCGAGCCATCGTTTCGTTGTCATCAGTACACGTACTCCGTTTCGAGAGTCTCGAATGTGTCAAGCGGTGATGCCACCGGATTCGTTACTACGTCGAGGTCGAATCCCGCCGGCTCAGGTTCTTCCGTGACGGTGGAATAAGAGGTCACTGTCAGCGCCACATCCTCAAAAAGCACGGTCCTGTTGTCGGGAGGCTCGTCAAACCTGAATATCTGCCAGTCTTGATCTCCAGAGGATCCAAAAGATTCCGGGAACTCGGTTTGGGCCGACAGGTAGGTTACCCCATCGATGATGGTTGCGCCTTTCGATAAAAACTGCACCGTTGCGGGGTTTTCCACAATCGCGGCCGAGATAAGGGCGCCGTCATCTATGTCGATCACGAAGACGCCATACGGGCCGCATGGGATAGCCAAGTGACCTTCCGGGTCCGCGAGCTGCGCCGTCGTCGGCACAAGTGTCGCTGGCATTGCGTGCCGATTATTCGTTGTGCTCACTGTCCCTGTGCCACCGGTAACGGTCGAGGAGAATGTATATAGGATCCCGGGGAAGTTTGCCTGCACCGTAACAGTATCTCCTGATACCGTGAATGTGCGCGCCGTGAATTGACTCTGGACCGATGCTGCGCATGCATTCTTCAAGGCGGTTGCGGTTGCCGCTGCCCCGCCGGCATCCCCGGTCACCTGCGCGAACTGCGTGCCGCCGATGGTGATTCGATAGGTGGACCCGGTATCGTTCACCACGATAGTTACAGTCGATTCCTGCTTTTTTGTAGACTTCGCCCACGCCACCGTTAAGTCCGTATTCAGCCCAAACAAGATCGGGGAGTTTGTGCCCCTGGCAATGAGGCCAGCCACTATAGAACTGCTGCCGCCAACCAGTGTCACGGCTCCCAATGTCCCGGCCGCGCTGAAGGTTACCGCTTCAGCGTTGGCTGGATCCGAAGCGTCTATTTTGATAATCCCTCTCGACGTGGATCTGCTGAACCCCATGAATACCGACGCCCCGTCGTAGAATGGAACCCTGCTCGCCACCATATCTGCAAGGCTTGTCTTGTAAAACACGTACATATCGCTGTAAACACCGGCCGAGTCAAACGCGCCAACTCCGGGACCGCTACTCGTAAAGAGGAATACTGCAGTCCAACCCCCGCCATGCTCATATAGTGCGGAAATGACCCCCCTGTCGCTGGAGATTATCGAAGCGTCTCCGGCGGAAGGGACATCGAGAGTAAAGCCGATCTCGCTAACCTCGTCGGTTGACGTCATCCGCACCGAGTCGCCGACCATTTCTAACTGTGTGATCCCGTCCTCAAGGACGGCGCCCTCAATTACATGCAACGCTATTACCTCAGAAAAGTCGTAGGCCACGAGCATCATGCCCACGACCTCAATGTCTGGGCTGCCGGTCAGATTCGCATTGGTTTGAATGGCAAACGCGAGCGCCGTCCCAGTGTCAACCGGTCCAATAATGTAGGATTGGAAGAGCTCGTTGCCTATGCGTTCTTGAGTAGGAGCGACCGCTTTCCTGTAATCTCCGATTGCCGATCTCAGAAACTCCCCGACCGCAGACCTGCCGTGATCATCCATTCACGTAACCTTAGCCCACGCCCGCGGCGTGAGGTCCATCCACTGGACCGGAACGTCATCGTCATCTCTTACGAGCGTGCCACCAACGATCCCGCGCACGGCCAAGATCACATCGCCATCAGCATAGTCCGGGGTGATCTTCTGCGTCTCCGATATTGCATCCAACGTCGCCGTTCGCTCCGTGTGAGACGCGTAAATGTAAGTGACGACGCCATCGGTCGTCTCGCGCTCCGTGATCGAGGTCCTGAGCAAGTAGGGCTTCGCGATCTTGATCTCCACCGTCCCCTCGGCCATCTCCCCGTTCACGTCCAACGTGATCGAATGGCAAATCAAATAATCGCCCTCGACCTCGTGGACGGCGAACTGCTGAAACGTCACCCCGCCCCTCTGCCCTGGCTTGGCGGCTGGGAGCCCCACCCCGCCCGATAGCGCGATGAGCCGGTCGACCGGCTCGTTGAGCCTGCTGGCGAGCACTTTGTCGCCGCGCTTCCAGCGGAGGGGTTGAAGGCCGCTCAACTGAAGGTGGCCCCAGCCATGTCCACGCCTTCCGGGACTCCGCGCTTCTGCCATCCGCCGACCCGCAGCTCTTCCACAATTATGCGAATCAAGTCATCTCGCTCCTCGGCATAGTGGTAGGCGTCCTCACCTGGGAACCACCTATCTACCACGCGGATGGCGAGCTCCGCGGCTTCGTCTGTCACAGCGACAACCCCAGCGCCGCGAAATTCGCCACCGAGTACACCTGCACGGTCTTGATGCCCTCCCCGTCCACCGGCTCATCGACCGGCCGCTGAGTATTCGGGTCCCGGAAAACAACCACGGCATCCCAGGTCTGTTCGTTGTACTGGAACTCGTAGGTGACCTCGTAGCTCGCCCCGCGATCGTTCGTCGTCCCCTCGATGCGCGTGCAGAGCCAGGTCCGCGCGGCGCCCCCGAAGCATGCGAACTGGTTGACCTTGCCGACGTAGGCACGCGCGGTGTTCGCCGGAGTGGCGCTTTCCCTACGGGTCTCGGTGAGCACGAGTTGCGGGATGCTCAGCTCGACATCGGCGCCCTGGGTGATATCCCGGCCGGGGAACTCCTCGTGATCGTCCGGGAAGACATGTCGGACCATGATCGCCTCCCCATAGACGTCCTTCTGGGTGATCGCACCCTGGATGGTGCTCCCCACGCGCACGATGCCGGGCTGGGTGTTCCCGGTCGGATCGGAAGGAGGGGCCTCATTCGCCTGCGGGACCCGATAGGTGAGTGTCACGACAACGCGGTCGTTGCCCCCCTCGAAGGCAGCACTGCGCTGCACGACGCGCAGGTGTGGGATGCTGGGGTGCGGGTCCCCGTACCGTGGCACGCCTGCGGCGCGCACCGCGTTGTACAGGCGCTCGTCGGCGCGGCCGGAGAGCTCTTCCACCCAGGCCACGCGAACGACCTCATAGCCGTCCTGGGTCTCGTTGAGGGCGCCTCCCTCTACGACGTCGATGCGCTCGAGGCGGGCCATACCTCAGTCCGGCGCCGAAGTAAACTGGGGTAATGGGGGTGAAATTGAGCAAGTACCCCAATTACCCCAGTCTGGGGAGCGACCGCCGGTATGCCGGTTATGGCCGGTTGTCTCACGACTCTCGACCGGCGATCGCTATTCATCATCCCGCATTTGAGCGGATGGCTCCGTTCTTATCGCGAACGCTCCGCACATGCAGAGGAGTAAAGAGTTTGATCGGGCCACGGCTCACGCTGCACCCATCGCCGGCTGCACGCAATCGCAGTGGGCGGGTAACGGGAGGACAATCTCACTCGAGACCATCATCCCGCCACCGGCACCGATCCCCCTGCCAGCGCCGGCAAACCCTTCCGCAGGAGCTGCGCGATCGTCTCGAGCTGCGGGGAGCGCACCTCCTGGACCCGCGGGCCCTGCATTCCAGACCCGATCACAGTCCTGGCGAGGTCGATGGTGAGGGCTCGCCCGACATCGGCGGCCTGGAGCTTGGTGGCGCGCTCGACGGCGGCATTTTCTTGCAGCTTATCCCTTGCACCGCCTAGAGCCCCAGCGGCCCCGGTCGCCGCGGCGGCTGCCAGCTTCGCCTTGGCCTCGATCTGGTCGAAAAAAGCGGAAGTCGCCTGGGCCGCGTCCCCGCGCGAGAAGGCGGCCAGGGCCTCGCTCGCAGCGCTGAATGACTTGTCGGTGGCTTCGGCAAACGCCTTCGCCTGTTGGCTCAGGGCAAAGTCCTCGGGATCGATCTTCACGCCCGGGATAAGGTTGAGCACGCCAACGGCCCCGCGCTGTATCAAGTTCGGGATGTTGATCAAAGCTCCCGCCACTCCTTCGACGATGCCCTTAAATCCAAAGGCGAGGCCTTTGAGGAGGCTGAACGTATCCGCGAGCTTGGCCGCGCCGAGCACTCCCGCCCGAAAGGCCCCCGCGAGCGCAGGCGCGGAGAGGTTCGATGAGGTGGTGAGGTCCAGGAGCTTCTTCGTCGCCTCGGCAATGAAGGGCGTGAGCTTCCCCACCGTTACCAGGAGCTTGTTTTTGAGAACGAAAGCCAGGCTGTCTATCGCATCCGCCGCCGCGCTGGCGTTGGCGGTGTCCTCTTCGCTGATCGCGATCCCGAACTTTTTGAGCGCCTTCGTTGCGGCATCGAGCCCCTTCGCCCCGCCGGCCAGGAACTCGCCCATGCGGGCCCCCGTGCGCCCAAACGCGGCCGTCGCGATGAGCGCCCGGATCGCGGCGTCGTCCGTGGCCGCATAGGCCTGCGCCACCAGGCGCAGTGCTTGGTCCTGGGTCTTGGTCGCCGCAATGGCCCCGCTGAATCCCGGGATGATCTTGTCGACCGTCTTGACGAACGCCCCTGTCCCGATCTTCGCCTCGCCCACCGTCTTTGCGAATTTCAAGAGGCTGTTGTCAAATTGCTCCTGACCGACGCCGGCAAGCTCCGCGGAGTGCCGGTAGGCGAGGAACTGATCGGCGGTGAGCCCGGTGATCGCCGTCAGCTCCGACAAGCTGTCCAGCGTGTCGATGCTCGATTTGGCCAACGTGGCGAGTCCAACCGCCCCGACTCCCACACCCAGGCCGCCGAGTATGCCGATCCCCCTGGATGCCGAAGCGACGCCGCTCCCGAATCTGCCGATCAAGCCGGCGGCTCGACCGAGGCCTCTTTTCAGGTCCGCGACCCTGGCGGTGATGTTGACCGCAATGTTGGAAATGTTCGCCATCAGGGGCCTTTGCCTCGGTTCCCCATCGCCTGCAGCATCGCCTTCATCCCGGCCCGCTGCGAGCGCCAGTTCTTAGCGGTCAACCGCTTCGCAGCCTTCCTCGAACCATCGAAGTCAGGCATGAACTCCTCGGGCTTGAACGGACGCGCCCCCTTTTTCCGGTGCGCGTTCGCTATGGTACTGGCGATGATCGCAGATCGCAGATCGCCGCGCTCCTCGCCGAACGGCTCGAGTTCCATGTAGGCCAGCCACCAAGCGAACTCATTGCCGCTGATCTCGGCCTGCGCCTGCCGCACCGACATCCCGAGAGCAAGCGCGAGGCGGAACCATAGACGCCGCTCCGGCCGTTCTAGGAGCTTTTTTTTAGCTCGACAATGTCCGCGGCGGTGAGCCTATTGAGCCGCTGCGCGACCTCACAGACTCGGTCCAGGGCGGCGCAGGACTTCCGGCCCAGCGCCTCGATGTCGGTGAGAGAGAAGAGGGGCGCGCCGTCCTCATCGCAGACCGTCAGCGCAGCGAGGGTCGCACGGATATCATGGATGCCGGTGATGCCGCCTTTGTCCCGATCGGCCACCATCCTCATCTCGTAGGCATCGCGCTCGGATCCGGTCATCGTGCGGACGTAGACATCACCGCCCCACTCGGGGACGTCGACGAGCTCGCGCTGGAGATCGTCGCAGGACATGATTTGATCGCGGGTGAGCAAGTCAGCGCACCGGGCCTACGCGGATATCAGTCAGCCAGCCATGGCCGAGGAAGACGGTCAACAGCCACAGGACCACCGCGATAACCACGACGGCGTTCAAGATCTGCTTGATCTTCGCGTCCATCGGGATATAAGCGTTCACCAGCCACAGAAGAACGCCGACGACGATCAGGGTAATAACAAGCGAGATTAGGCTCATGGCTAGAACGTCCACGCCCCCGTGAACTTGATCACCGCCGTGGCTGTCATGATCTCTTCCACCGGCGCGTTCACCGAGAACGATTTCAAAAACCCCGAGCATGCCCAGGTCTCTGCGTCCGGCCATGTGATCGTGACCGTTTCCGTGGCCCCCCCTATCGGCGGCGCCACATCGGTATCGAACTGCATCTCGATCGACATCTCGCCCGGATCGTAGAGATCGGCCGGCAGGAACGTCTTCGCGCCTCCGGTGCTAGCCATCGTAGTGCTTTCCAGTTCCGCGCGTTCGATGCCGCTTAGCTCGATGGACTGGACGCGGGCGAGAAAACCGGAAGAAAAGGTGATCGCGGTTCCTAGACCGCAGTCAGGTGAGATAGCAGGCATGAATTACTCCCTCATTGCAGGTCGATGCGTTTCCGCTGGGTTTCGTAGAGGACCGTGTAGGTGGTCTGGATTTGCACCGTGTCGAGATCGGCATCCTGGATAACCCATTCGGAGCCTCCCTCCTGGATGTCTATGCAAAGTCCGCCGAGGCGGGTGTCCGCCATGATCTTGGTGTGCGCCGACACGCAAGTGGCGTCGGCGAGTGAATCCGGGATCGCGCCGCGCGCGATGACCTCGACCCGCACCTCCAACTGGCGCTGGGCGCGGCCGCCCATCGTCATCGTTGGATTCGATTCGACCAGCGGGGTAACCACGATCGCCGGGCTCAGGGCACGGGTGATCGGGATGGAGCGGGAGCGAAAAACACTGCTCCCGGCCGGGGTGCCGGTGAGGGTCGCCGCGACGGCGGCGACGATCTGCTCGCGCAGGCTAGCCAAGTCGAACGGCCTTGATAATCGTGATGATGGCGATCACTGTGCAGGCACCAACGATGACACCTATGGGGAGCACGGTAAAACCCCTCCTCAGTTCTTCGAGAGCGTCGCGTTCATGATCTTCCCGTCATCAGTAGCCCGCACGTCGCGCACCGTGTAGGCGCTCCCGTCCACCGTAAGCGCCTGCCCCGTCGCAAGCCCGACCAGCTTGGTGACCGGGTAGATGAGCAGGTACTCGCGCGAGAGCGCACCGCCCGCCGTCTCGTCCGGCGCGTTGAGGATCCCGGTCGCCGTTTGCGCCCCCCAGGTGACGGCGACCGCAAAGTCGTCGTCGGAAAAGAAGGCGTCGAGGTCCTCGGTGAAGGCCATGTTATTTCTTTCGTCTCGCCTCCACCGGCTTTGGGTTCCACGTCTTTACCTTGGGAAACCCCTCGGCCTGCTCGACAGATTGCACCAGCGCTTTCGGCAGCTCCCCCTCCAGTTCGAATACCTCTCCGCGCTTGAAGGTCACCGGCGGATCGGTGACGTCATAGCGGTTGCCTCCGAGCGCGGTAAGCCGGTGCTTGCGAGGCTCGGCCTGGGAAGGGTCCAGGAGCAGGACGCCCGCGTGGATATTGATCGAGGCTTCGGTGACTCTATAGTTGCTCATTTAGGTGATTGCCTGAAGGATGATGACGGCGGGCACGAAAATCAGGTGAACGTCACCAGGCACGCCTTCTGCCAATAGCCATAGCCCACATTGCGGATCGCCTTAATGCCGTATAGGTGTCGATCGTTCTTAAATTCTTCCTCGGAACCATCCGCAATCGCATCGACCGTGATGTCTTCTTCTTCCTGCCGGATGAAGGCCGCCAACTGTCCATCGGCACGGTATACCGCGAACTTCGTGGTCCAGGTGAGCCGCGGGGAAACCGCCAGCGCGACCTGAAACCCGGACATCGAGGAGAGCGTAAGGATCGTATTCGACCGTGAGGTCGAGGCATCGACGATGATGCTACTACCGAGCGCCGCCGCCGCGGCCGACATGAACGGCACCGGAACCATGACCAGGAACTTCTGGGCGGCCTCGTTCATCGGCTCCCCTTGATCATCTTTGAACGAAATGATCTGCTGGATCGCCCTCATGATGGCCGTTTCCATCTCGCCCGTCGTGGGTGCGGTAGTCGTGGTGATATCGACGGCGATGTCGTTGTCCTGCGTGCCAGAATCCCCCTCCGAGTGATCGGTATCGAAGAAGAACTGGCCGTCGTAACAGACCGTAGCTTCGCCATCGAGGATGAGCTGGTTCAGAAGCTTCGCCCAATGCGCGTTTGCGCGTTCGGTCTGCTCGGCGATCCGAACCATGATTTGCCCGGTCTTGTCGCGGCGCATCCAATCGACCGGGACCTCCAGCGTGGACTCATATTTCTTGTTGGTGATGGTGATCCCGTTCTCCCGGAATCCCTTCGCCTGCCGCCCCCCAATCCACTCCCGCATTGCCGGCGCCATGCCGAGCCACGGGTAGGTCTCCGACTCCTGATCGGATTGGAAGAGCATCGATACCTGCGGCACCCACGTTGCGCCGAGGTCCTGCTCCAACCGCATGTAGAACTCGCCGATGATGGCTCGGCTCCCCAGTGTTTTCGCACCCATATCAGTGATCCTCTGTGAATGAAAAGCCGATTACTTCTGCATCGCGATGAGCAAGTTGACCTTACGGGCAAGCGAGGCGACCGTGGTCTCGATCGTGGCTTCCGTGTACGTACCTTCGATGGCCGGAAGCGTGTCGGCAGCGGTGCCGCCCGAGCTGTCGGTCAACGCGGTGATAGCGCCGCCGCGTTTCGCGTTGAACGCGATGAGTCCGATCCCCGTGGAGATCCAGCGCACCACCATGCCGATGTAAGTATTGCCGGTCGCGGTAAGCGTGAACGTATCATCGTCCGACGCATAGACCGGCTTCCCTCGGTCGGTGATGGCCAGCGAAGTGATCGGCAGGACTATCTTGCCCGCGTCGTGCACCCGCACCCGCTTGTCGCCGGCAGCGCCAGTCGAGTTATCGACTTTCTCTTGGGCGAAGCCGAGGAAAGGATCGGCGGCGGCCAGCGGTCGCGCAAACCCCGAGGCGTTATCTCCGACCACCGCCCCCTCATAGATGATGTCGGCGGCGATTACGGGGAATGAATTGAACTCCCCGAGCTCGTAGGCGCGGGGCTTATCCGTAGCGAGAGTGGTCATAGGGTTTCTCCGATTTGTAGAAAGGTGGGGGAGATCAGGCCCGGCGCAATATCTTCACGCGTCCCTTCTCGTCGGCCTTGCGGAAGGCCAGATAGCTCCCGTAAGAGTCGCCGAACTCGGTCCGCAGCTTCGGATCGCCATCCCACTCGCGCTTGCAGCGATCTTCGAGCGGCAGCGCGGCATCGGCAGCGGCAGCCGCCTCCTGCTCGGGCGCCACGGCGTGCGTCACGGGCCGCGGCGCGTCGTCTTTGATGGCTTTCAGGTGCAAGACGTGTTTGCTTTTCTCAGCCTCGATCACCAGGGCCGCGGCCTCGGGCCCACCAGTGACGCCATCGAACATCAGGCGCTCGATAAGATCCTCGTGTCCCCGGAGCAAAACCGCTTTCACGGCCTTGATGCGGGCTCGCTCCTCTTCTGCGCCCTCGCGGTAGCCTTCGGCCCTTCCTTTCGTCTCTCCCAGCCCGAAAGCGACGGCCCGCCCCTCTTCGACGATCGTGGCGAATAGCTCGGGATGCTCGGCCTCTAAGGTGTCGCGGTCGAGGATAGCGGGTTGTGCGGCTGTCGCCGGTTCAGTCTTTCTCATGGTGCTCTTGCCTCCAAGTGCTTTACCGGCCAGGCCGGCGATGATGGATTCCAAAGATCCTAGCCCATCGGCCAGCCCCGCGCTCACGGCGTGGCGCCCGACCAAGAGGCCCCCCTGTCCGAAGTGCTCCAGGACGTGCTCGGCGCTCACGCCACGATACGATGCGACCCGGGCGATGAACACGTCGGCGATGTCGTCGACCACTGCTTGCAGCACCGAGCGGCCTTCCTCCGTGTCGAGGTCTAGGCGCTTCCGTGGCGATTGCGAGGAGACGATCTGGATCCGGTCGCCGTCCTTTTTGTCGCGCCGCAAGGTCGCAACTACCCCCACCGATCCGGCCACGGCAGTGTCGCGAATGATGACCTGATCGGCGGCGCTCGCGATCCAGTAGCCGGCTGAGGCGCCGACGTCGGAAATGTAGGCCACGGTCGGTTTGCCGGCGGCGGCAACCTGATCGGCGAACTCCGAGATCCCCGCGATCTGGCCGCCCGGGGAATCGATTTCGAGCACGATGCCTCGGATATCGGCATCCTCCAGCGCCGCGCGAAAGTCGGTCGCCAGCACTTCGACGGAGGTAGCCCCGCTGATCTCCGTCAGGATGTTTGCGTAACGGAAGATGGGCCCGCCCACGGGCAGCACCGCCACACCATCACGATTGATCACGGTGCGCGTGTTCTGAAGCGGCCGCCCCAGCCTCTCTGCCACCGCCTCGGGCGATTCGTTCTCGCCCTGGGCGATGCTGAGCATCGTCTGCAGCACCTCAGGCAGGATCGCCCAATGGTTCGCAAACAGGTATTCGAGGATCCGTGGATGCGCCATTGACTCGGGCTCCAGAGCCTTTACACGTCCACACCGTCGGAGAACTCGGGCAGCGACTTCAGATGCTGGTAACAACGAGTCACGATGTCGCCGGTGCCGCCGGGTGGATACTCGAAGCTGAAATTCTGCTCCTCGAAGATGGCGCGCTCCTCGTTGCGCGCCTGGGCGTTGTTCCAGATCTGGACGCTGTACTGAATGTGCTTCGTGTTGCCGGAGAAGAACGTCACCCGGAGGTAGGCTTGGGGAAGGGTGAGACCTTGAGCGGTTAGCCAGCTTTTACGGATTGCCATGGGCTAGAACCTCAATTCTGAAATATCGCCACGGACATTCCAGCGGATCGTCTTCGCGGCCTCGCCGGTAACGGTGATTTTAAGTGATCCGTTCGTGGTGTCGGCGGTCGCGTCGATATCCCAGGTCGCGGCGCCCGCGTCGGCGCCAATGATGGTCTTGGTAACGATCCCTATGAGTGTGGTGTTTACCGCTGCCGCACCACGTTTAATGCCTCCCGTCAGGCTCCAGCAGGCGTTGACATCATCCGCGTTGTTGCGCGCGATAGCGCTCAGCCTGAACATGAAGGCCGAAGAGTTCAGCAGGTTTGCGAACTGGCTCGCCGTACCACCGAGCAGGATCTCAGTAGGGGTTGCGTTGGCGGTGTCGCCGTACCAGTCGAGGATCGAAAAGGACTGGAGGCAGACGGTGGCGCGGTCTGCGGATTTGACAAGCTCGCGGTAACGCTCGGCTTTGGAGTTGTACCCGAGCGCGACTGCCGCGTCCTTGGTGTTTGTGCTGGCTTGGAACCCAACTGCCACCCCATTGATGGTCGCGATCGCGGTGTGGCCAAGTGCCACGCCGTTGGTAGCCCCAGCAGCAGCTTGCCCGACCCCCACTCCGCTGATATTTCCGACAGAATTATAACCAATCGAAACACCGCTAGAGTAACCGCTTGCGCTACGCCCGATCGCTATCCCAAGAGAGGCTGCGGTTGATCCTTCGCCGAAGGCGATACCGGACGAAGAAGCAATCCCATCCGTTCCGCTGTTAACCCCTCGCGGCGTAAGCCACCCGTTAGGCGTATAGATAAATCTAGCCTCTTGTCCGGCTCGTAGTATCCAGTTAAATGCTGGCAGTACGCGCTCGCCAGGGACGTTGATGGCAACGCTGTGGGTCGTGAGCGCCGGAAGTATCTGCGGATTCGCTGTGAGAACAAAGCAAAACGTCTTACCGATCGGCGCGGTGTTGGGCAGCGTTATCGAGGCTGAATCAAAATTGGTGTTGACGGCTTCGAGGACGATGAAATCGGGATCATCGCCCTTGAGTGCGATGCGCGTACCCGCGTTCGCGATCGGATAAACGCGGCAATTTTGCCGATCTCTCGCGGTTCCCGCGAACATCTTAGTAGTGCCCGCCGACGCCCGAAACCATCAAACCCGCCGCCACCGTCGTCCCGATGGTCACGTTAACCTTGTACCCGGCCGGCAGGCTGATATCGAGCGGGATGTACGTGTCGGCCAGCTCGGCAACCTCGGAGAGGGTCGCCGCGGGGATGGTGCGCTCCATGAACAGCACATTATTGCCCGCCGTGGCATTGGTCGCGCCATTGTTGATGAATACGCGCAGCACCGTCGCGACGTTGGATCCGATCGCCCGGACCTTGAGGTAATCGAGGCGCGAGCCGTTGGTGGCGTCGGCGGTGAAAGCGGTCAAGACCGTGCCCGTGCCGTCCTTGGCGGTGTTGGCCGTTGCCAGCGCCGTGGCACCCCATTGAATGCTGGGGCTGAGCGGGAAGATGGGGGAGGTGTTAGCGGCCACTTACAGCCCTCCGAACATGTAGGCGTTGAGGAGTTTAACAGCGGGGCTGCTCACTGAACCGGAAACACCGGAGCCTGGGGTTTGGTAAGCGACTGGCATAATCAGTTCACCGTTTCAACGAAATAAGAAGTCACGCCCGCGGAGAAAACGATGGTCGGTGCTACCAGGTTTCCCTTGGGCTCGACGCTGATAGCGGCGCCCGCAGGGATCACCACGGAATCACCGCCATCGATAGTCAGCGTGCCGCCGGCCGTGGAATAGGCGGCGATCCCAATCACCCGCTTTCCGGCCGCCACGACCACGGTTCCGTTCGTTCCGGCGGCATAGGTCCACGCCCCACGCTCGTTGTTGTTGGCGATTGATACGTTAGCGGTCATCGTCCTCTACCTCTGGGTTGATGATGGGCGCCCGGAGCGCAAACAGGTATTCGAGGATCCGTTGGTGCGCCATTGACCACCGGGGCCTCGACCCGGATATCGGGCGGCTTCACCTCGACGTTGACGACCGGCTGAGGGCCGTCGACGTGCACCACGGGCGCCGGCACCGCGACCCCGCCGGCTTCGACTCCAGAGAATGACGAAGGCGATACCGCGACGGCCTGTTCATCACCAGGCGGGGGCGCGGGCGCTGCCGGCGCGGCGGGAGGAGCGAGCCCGCCCTGCTTGCGCAACTTCTCCTCCTTGACGCGCTGCTCGTGCTTCACCTCCCAATCGCCGCCGTCGTGCAACATGGTCTCTTCGGCCCGCGTCGC